GGGATAGAGCACACATCTTGTGTGTATATGCGTTCTCCTGTATCTTGACGCTCTACTTTTCCCCATTTCCCATTAGTGTGAACAAATATGAGTTTACCTATGCATGTATTTTTTTGGGTTCCGGATCCCTTTTTCTTTGCCTTCTTCGCGACAACATGGAAGCCTGACGCGTCTTCTTCACAGTCTGCCCATATAGACTTTGAGACTTTGAGATTTTCAAGCGAAAAAGTCGGTTTCTTTTCCGAGGTGTGTTCCTCATGTTCCTCATCACCCGGGACGTCGTAGATGGAAAGAACGCTGAAGAGAGCAAGGGTCGTCATCGTTGCTTGGACTCGCTCTGTATTTTGTACAGTTGTTTTTCAGCGTTCGATCTTGTTTGATCCAACGTTTTCTCTTTGCGTTGACGTATGCATCTTGAGTGTTTGATCCAGTTTTTAAAAGGTTCTGAAGTTAATGACAATTTTAAAGTATAAAATGTTTTATACTTTTTTTCGATTTGTTACCTCAACACAATCTCAAATTTGTCAGCATCACTGTCATCACACTGAACACATGAATTTTGGGGTCCACTTACATGCCTTGCAATAAGCATATAAGTGTTTACTTCAATCATCAATTCTACTTCTTCACCCGGTACCAAGAATGGCACATGCAAGTTGCTTACGATATCGTCCGCGCTAACCGATACACGAAGTAGGTTACCGTTTGCAAGTAAAGCTTGAATTATTCCATGACTTTCTTCACTCCTCCAAGACGTTACAACACCAATGTGTTTACCATTGGTGGGGTCAACGTCGTCTGGCCATTTACGAGGCGTCATATGACCACCTGAATGTTGTTTCACGGCAATCACGGTTGTACTCTAGTTGTTTTCCCCAAAAATTGTATCTCCACAAAGACATTTTAGAATATTATTATACTTATGAGAGTCTCAGAGTGCGTAAAAGATGAAAATGATTTCAAAAAAAATTTCAGTTTTGTACAAGTAATGGGGTAACTAGTGGTTTATGGATTTTACTTTTATTTTTTATTTTCTAAGAAGAACTGTAAGAAAAATACCCACAGAAAATTGGAAAGCTATTTACATTAATTGTATTTAGAAAGGTAATTACCATAAAATAAAGTTGGTACTTATTTATTTATTTTATGATATTAATATGCGAACTGAACTAGATTTTTATTATTCATCATCTTCACAAAACAAAGATTCGCAACCAATGTCACATCCACCTAAACCAAGTAGCTCATCACCAGGTGCTACTAGCTCATCACCAGGTGCTACTAGCTCATCACCAGGTCATGCTAGCTCATCAACAAGATTTAAGTCACCCAGGAGATCAAGTGTACCAAAGACACCGGATTCTCTCCTTAGAAATAAAAAAGCAAAATCCGAATCAGGATTATCCTGTGAATCTTCGGAAAGATGCTGGCACTCCTTCATAATTCAAAAAATAGAAGAATATTATTATCTAATACACGGATGGGGTTTAAGTGGTAAATTTAATTTAATTGGGACACATGATATAAATACGGTTAAATTCGATTCAATAGCCAAATTATTGGATACTGTTCTTACAAAAGATTTTTTTCATAAAGAAAATTATTCATATGTAATTACACTGAGGTGTGGAAAAATAAAAGGAAAAGAAGAAACAATCCGTAAATTTATGAAAGATAACGAAGATAAACAATCATGTACCGAAGTTACAGAAGCTTATTTTAGTTACGAGTACTTAGAAAAAATGGGAGATCAAGAAATGCTCGATGAAAATTTCTATAGATCACAATTAAAAGGTATATTAACAGAAGAGTTCAATTTAAGAAATGTGGATGATGAAACAAAAATTATAAATAATTATGATTGCATGGTTGTATGGGTCACTCCATATGACAAATCTTCTGAGAGTTCTACAAGCGGGGAAAAAAAATATCCTCAACTACATCTTTAAACATGAAAAAAATACGACAAAATATGTGTTTGTAAGCCATGACGGCTACCAAATCCACATTATTAAAAAGTCCGACCATGCGAATAGTGGGATCAGTGGTGACATACATCAAAAACGAATGTTCAAACTCATCTCTTCCCAACCAATCATCGACGTCCGACACATACGACCTATCGAAACGGCGTCTTTTTATGAGACAATATCAACTTTTGGATTTTTGCATTTTTTTAATTTAATCAAATACATATTGCGCTTGCTCCATGTATCCAACACGTTTTTCTAGAATGCGAATCTTCTTCTTGCTCTCCTCAAGTTCTTCTACTAGTTGGTCATAGTTCTCAAGCTTTCGCTTCCGTTCTTTTGTATTATCAGAGCGCTTCTGCTTCTTGGCATCCTGCTCTTGTTGGTAGTTTTCCCACTCTTCTTCCGTCCCAAAGTCTTCACAGGTAGGAACCTTCTTCTTTTTTGGATTATTGTGGCTATCGAGTGATGCCAAATTAGGGTCGGTCTTGAGAAAAGCGAGAGCTTCTTTAATCGCTTGATCGCGAGAAATAGGGACCCAATTAGGAGCAACTTCTCCATTAGCCATTCCCTCAGTAACATATCCGTGATTCTTAATCTGCTGGAGACCATGATTTATTTCCACATCCATGTCCACAACTTTGCATGCAAGGTCGGTATAAGCCTTGTTGAAAATTGGTGTTTCAAAGCAAACTCCTTTGCACTGGACACACTTCTTACCACGCCGCGTCTCCTTGAAGTAAAAGTCATCACGCTCAAGTTTTTCTTTGCAAACTTCACAACTAAGGCAGCCGTCTCCACAAACTTGAAAAAACTTGGTGGAAGAAGTGTTCTTGCACAAAAAACATTTGCGAACATTTGTGGACGCAGTTCCAAGCAAAGTCATACCATCCTTCATGTGAATGGGAAGGTCTGGGTCGTACGGGACAATCGCAGTAGAGGACATCATCGTGGAGACAGTGGAAAGAGACATTGTTTTGAACTGGCACAGTGGTGTGTTAGTGTACGCGTGTGTTTGATCCAGGCATGTCAGTTTTAATCCCGTTTTTAAGCATTTTAAACTTACACATATAAATCATATAGTTTAAAATTTTTAAGAATTTGTTTTGAACAAAATCAGTTTTACAAATTTTACTCGAGTCAATCCACTCGAAAAAAATAATAATACGCACGAATGCACATCCCTATACGAATAGGGCGTGTGGCAGCAGCTGCTTTAATATTTCCAGGTCATGAAGTTCCAGCAATCGCAGCTTCAGAGTGTATAAGTACATTTGTTCCTATACTAAACAAAACATTTATGGAAAAAGTTTTACATACAATCATTGTAGTAATGTATGCACCAAAGTTTTCACATGCATATGTTTCCAGGTTATCTGAAAGTAATGATACAAAATATCAACAAGCTGAAATATGTAGTATGTTGCTTTTTTTCTTGACATGTATTATTTACAACTATAATTGATTAAACAACGATAATAAATGTTTTGTTTTTATTTCATTGATTCATATAAGAAATTTTTAAGAGTAGAGATGTACATGTTAATTTTTAGTATTAAATTAGTTTAGAACATGTATATTTCAATAAATTTAAAAAGTATTAATATTATTATTCTTAAAATAAATGAAACTTATTAAAAAACTGTTTGATTATTATTCTAATAATAATAAGGAGTATAGTGACATAGAATTTATTTGTGTGGTAGGTGCAGGAGCTTTCGGAGAAGTTTGGAAATGCGAATATAAAAATGTAATACGTGCATGCAAAGTAATAAATAAAAAAAGAATGAAAGAAGATGACTTGTATCTTTTGAAAAACGAAGTAGAAATATGGAAAAACGCGCGCCATCCAAATATAGTTTGTCTTTACGATGTAATTACAATAGAACCCAAACTTTACTGTATAAGTGATTTAATGGAAGAAACACTTTTTGATATACATGTTAGAATGAGCCGCATGGATTTGAAACCAAGAATCATAACTATAATTAAACAACTTATTCAAATAAGTGATGCTATGTCTTATCTTCACTCTTTTAATATAATACACAGAGACTTAAAGTCTCAAAACATTCTTTGCAAAGAGGAACAAATGTTTGTTTCAGACTTTGGTCTTTCTAGATACTATGAAAATGAGATGACTTCAGAAACAGGCTCTTACAGATGGATGGCACCGGAAGTAGTACGACACGAGCAATATGACAAATCGTGTGATGTGTATTCGTTTGCCATGCTTCATTATGAAATGATTACATTATGTGTTCCATTTGCGTCGTATAGTCCCGTCGAAGTTGCATTTTCTGTAGCGAGAGGAAGGCGTCCGCCGCTCCCACCGGGTTTGCCAGAAGACTTGAAAATTCTTATCGAAAACTGTTGGAATGCTTCAAAAAGAGTAAGACCTACGTTTGAAGAGATAAATAAAGATCTAATAAATTTTAAAACAAAAAAATCAAGTTTTGGGACTTTAGAAATGGCATCTAAACCCATGAAACGTATCCCTTCTAAAGATTGTATATTTTAATTTTTGTAAAAAATGTAACTGGTAAACAAGTTTAAATATCATAAGATGTTTTACGTGCGATTCGTAAATCGTGAGGGTGGTGGTAAAGAGGTTGAATCATAACTTGCTTTGTTATTAAAAAAGATTGACCCCAATCTATAATTGTATCGTATCCCTCAGGTCTAGAGTGTTTTTCCAAGAGTTCTGCACGCCGTATGTTTCTCATAAAACGCACCTGTTTGTATCTTTTATCTGGAGCTGTCATTCTTTCGTTGATATTGTTTCCCCATCTATCATATATCTCGCCGTTTGTTGCTAGATTTATACGATATACGTCATAAGACATTTTTTGAAACTCCCAAATATCAGAAATATTACCCCCTCGAGGATGCGGTACAGATGTTTTTCGTTTGAAGTAATTTCCGTCACCAAGTTCTATCAGTATACTTTCAATAAATACACGTTTATTACGTATAGCATTTAAACACTCTGATAAAATTTCACCTTCAAAAGAGTCGATATCGACTTTTAATAGCTTAATATTTCCAACTAATACTTTTTCCAAATGTACAAACGGTGACGGTATTTTAGGACCTATACCGATTCCACATGGTCGATACCCAGTAAACATGCGTGATTCATTATTTGGATTCATTGAGATTGCTGCGAATTTGAATTCAAAATATTTTTTTTTACCATATTCTTCAAGAATCGGTTTATATACAGATTGAGGTTCAAAGCAAGTGACGGAAGCACCTAATTCGTGTGCATGTCTAGCAAATATTCCCATGTTGCATCCAATGTCAACATATAGACAATCACGGTTACAATGCATTAAAAGAGATGTTAGAACTTCAAACGTATCAATTTCAGGTTCCCAGCAATCCGGCGTTTGCATTTTTTTGCATTTTCGAAGATTATCTGGACATGAAATATTAAAAGGAAGTCCCGGCCAGGGTGGATTAATCGTTAGTGTCACTGACATGTTTAAAATCTTTCTTTATAGTTATTTAAGAAACTGATTTTATTCATTAAAAAATTTAACTTCTAAAATAACCAGTTTTCTTAAAAACATTGTTCAAAAGAGATGCTTGCCGCCGCGATTTCGATGCGAGGAGAACCATTTAGATGGGGAATACACACTAAAATCATTGGACCATCAAAAACAAGTTTATGAAAGTATAAACAAACATGTAATCAGACCACTCCGCACATTTTACAACTTTACATATTTTTTGGGAGTCGATCGTAGACGAAAATATTCGAGAAATATTTATGCGTTACTTAATGAATACACAAAAAAAGAAACAACAGTTTTATTAGAGATAAACTCTACTTCTCAAGTCACAAATTTCAAAGAAATTGTATCTCAACGAAGCTCTTTTTTGCATTTATTCGACAAGTTATTCATATTTAGGCATGACATCACAGTCACAACCATAAAGTTTTTGATCATTTTAATATATCATACAGTTTGTGTGGAAAGACTCAAAGAGTACATCACCATTCCAATGATTATACAACACACAATCTTTCCAGTTGTAATACTTTACCGAAAAAAAACAAAGCTTGGCGTTGCGGAAGATAAAATTTCAAAAAATAAAAGCTTGTCTTACACCCAAGTGATCGGATGAATCACAATTTTTTATACCGACAAAAGTGTGTGCACCGTCGTCATCTTCTCCCGGTAAATATGTAGGATAAACACTACCTTTGAACCATATATGATCGATTGTCTTCTTTGTTTTGTATCCTGTCATCCGTAATGTAGGTTGAGAATAAAAGCTAGAAGGCATACCAAAACTTTGTAACTTATTTTTTTCATTATTAAAATCACCTAACATTATAACATTATTATAGCCGTTTAACAAACTTGTAATCTTAATGAGTTCTTGTTTCGCAAATTGTGGTCTGACATTGAGATGAACGCTTGCTATGTAAACTTCATTATTTCTTGAATCTATTATTCTTGCAATATTAGTTCCTCTCATATTTTGAGGTTGAAAAACTAGAACTGGATTCATAGTTTTTTTTATCGCCAAAACATTACTTAATCTTTTTGAATCATAATGGTTTATAAAAACGTTGTAACCCATTTTCTCAAGATCCGAGACGAATTCGCCAATCTTTACATATGAAGTCGAATACCCCCCATGAAATGCCGCTTCTTGCAACGCAAGAATATCTGCATTTACATTTTGTATACAACTCATTTGCTCTTTATATTTTCTGTTTTTAATGTCGTTCGATCCCATTTTCCAGTTTTTTCCATAAAAATTGTAAACGTTAAACGTTGCCGCCGTGAATTTCGGTAAAGATTCTAAAGACTCTGTAAAATAATACTTTCCTTTTTTAAATAAGTATATGTGTATATCATTTCCAGTACAAAATAAAAATGATTTTATGTTGTCTTTATAAATAAACAAAGTTTTTACATCCGACTTGCAACGTGTAGAAACATCGTATACGAAACTTAATAAGTTACATTCATCGCTGTTCGGTTTATCATGTGTTTTGAGTAACACGAATTTTTCATGTGAAACTTTTAAATAGTTTAAATTTATAGTGTGCATAACAGATTTTTCACGTTCTTCAGTAATCCATGCCGACATTTTATTATTTATAATAAAAAATTTAAATGAATAATAAAGTGGAAGTGGGATTGTTCCAAAAAACTGCACATATATAATAATTATATGTTTAAAAGAATCTAACATCAAATAGAAATGACATGGACGTTAAATATTTTTATGATATACATTATAAATGCGTGAGAAAAAGATTGTGATAGGACAAAAAGTATCTTCCAGTCAAAAGGTATCTTCTGGTCGAAGATATTATTTAGTGTGTGCTGGTATTTTGTTACTATGCGCTGGTATAGCCGGTGTTATAATTTACGCATATACGAATGGTTCTAGTATCACCACAGATACGAATAGTTCTAGTATCACAGATACGAATGGTTCTAGTATCACCACAGATA